AAATGTATCGCAGGCCACATGTCATCTACAGCTACTGCTCAGACGATTACAAGTACTGAAGTATTGCGTGATCCTGATAGCTTTGGCGATATAGTGCGAGGTCTTCATGTATATGGAGCTAAAGTACTACGCGGTGAAGCATTAGTTTCTGCTTTCTATGGTATTGACTAAATAGATTTGGGAGGTGTAAAAACCTCCCCTTTCTTTTTTTAGAGTACAAATTTTATTTAAACCCAAACAAGGAGACATAATATGTCAAACCCAGTATTCAAAGTACGTGATACAGGGCGCAACTCAGCTCGAACAGTCGATGTTGGGCAAATTGCTGACAATCTTTGCAACTCGTGGACTTCAGCTACAACAGGAACTATTGCAGTTACTGCTAACGCTACTTACGATGTTTCATTTACACAACCCGCTGATACTATTATCAGAAATCTTATTGCCATTCCCGCAGGTAACATTGTTACAGCAGGAGCTTCAGGTGATGATGTTGATTTTGATTTAGGTACTGCAGCAGGTGGTGGTCAGGTTATTGATGAAAAAGCTATCTTAGACGATGGTGGATCAGCAGTAACTTGGACAGCAAACGCACCTTTGTATATTATTCAAAACTCACACGGACACGCAGCTAACGCTTTTGTAGGTACAGGAGTAACAGCAGGTGTAGTAGGTGGACCTGCAACTTCAGAAGCTATTGTTATAGCCTCTACGTTGTATAGTGCTGCTGCTCGTACACTTCATGCTCGTCTTAAGCCATTAGCAAATAATCTTGCTACGGCAGCTACAACAGTTACTTACTTAGTAGAGTTTTTACATCTCGGCTCAACCCCTGATTAAAAATGCCACAGTTAGGTAACGATAAAAATCCTATGATCCTAAATGGCTCTAGTAAGCCTAAAAGCACTAGAGTTTTAGGATTGTTAGGTAGCGCATATTCTGGTGAAGCAAAGCAGAAATACGCTGATAACTATGATCGTATATTTGGTAAAAAAAAGGATAAGTAATGGCTACAACATATCTGACATTAACTAATGAAGTTCTTAGAGAACTAAATGAAGTTCAGTTAACATCAGCTAACTTTTCAGATGCTGTAGGAATACAAGCTTTTGTAAAAGAATCTATTAATAAATCATTAAATGATATAGCTAATGCAGAACCACAGCTTCCTTTTTTTGCAGCAGCAGCTAGCGGAGGCACAGATCCATTTTACGGTAATGTTACAGTAGCATCAGTAGCAGGACAGCGTTGGTACACTCTCAAAGCAGGAAGCTCTAGTATTACTACAGACTATGCTTCTATAGATTGGGATGATTTTTATATAACTACAATTAGTGTATCAGGAGAAACAGCTCCTTATGTATCTAAAGGTCTAAAGTTTATAACACTTGCAGACTGGACAAGACACTTAAGAGATTCAGAAAACGCAGACGATGCAGATACACAAAATCATGGAGAACCTAAGTATGTTATTCGTAGTCCTGATAATCGCAAATTTGGATTAAGTCCTATACCTGATAAAGTATATAACGTACATTTTTATGCGTATAGCGCACCTACAGAACTTTCTGCACACGGAGATACTATAATATTTCCAGATCAGTATGCTTCTGTTATTACAGCTAGAACACGTTATTACGTACATCAGTTTAAAGAAAGTTTACAGCAAGCAGCTTTTGCGTTAGATGATTATAAAAAAGGTATGAGAACTATGAAGTCTAACCTTATTAATCCTCAACCTAAAGATATGACAGATGATAGGATTTATTTCTAGTGTCAGCATCACAGCCTTTTTCAGTTGCGCTGCAAGGTGGTTTAGATAAGTCTAGTAATTCATTAGAGCTTTTAACAAAACCCGGAGTAGCTACTAAGTTAAAAAACTTTGAAGTTTCTACGAAAGGTGGGTATAGACGTATTAATGGTTTTACTTCTTTTGGAGATGGGACCAGACCTAATAGTTCTAACTCTATAGAAGGATTACATATCTACGCTGATGGTGTAATAGCTGCATCAGGTACTAATATATATTTTAGTCAAGACGGTGATAGTTGGTTACAGATTAATAAAGACAGTGTAGCAGGCGGTGGAGATAATTTTAGTACTTTTTCAGGTCGAAGTACTCTAGCTAGAACTTCTCAAACTAAAGCTTCTTTTGTAACTTTTGAAGGTAATACTACATATGGTGAAGTTGTAGTTACCGATGAAGGCTCTGGAGTAAAACCTTTCTATTTTAAAATGACAGGTACTGGAGGTGCTTTAAGTAGCAGAACTTTTTTTGCAAAAGAAATAACAGTAAGTGGCACACATTATCCTAAGTTTTGTGTGGTACACGATAAACATTTAGTAGTTGCAGGTGCAGCTACAGCTTTAAATACTATATTTTATAGTGGTACAAGTGATATAGATGATTTTACTTCTACAGGATCAGGTAGTATTGTACTAGATGATCAAGTAGTAGGTTTAAAATCTTTTCGTAATGAATTATTTGTATTTTGTAGAAACTCTATATACAAGTTACAAAATATAAATGACTCAAGTAATATAGCAATAGTACCAGTTACAAAAAACGTAGGTTGTGTAGACGGTAAAACTATACAAGAATTTGCAGGTGACTTGATCTTCTTAGCTCCTGATGGTTTTAGAACCATTGCAGGTACAGCAAGAATTGGTGACGTTGAGTTAGGTACTGTAAGCAAAGCTATACAACCTTTAATTAATGAAATAGTAGGATCTTCATCCTTATTTGAGTATAGCAGTGTAGTTCTTAGAGATAAGTCTCAATACAGAATGTTTTATAGTACAAGCACAGCTTCTACTACTAATTCAAAAGGAATTATAGGAACGTTAACTCAAAGAGGTTTTGAATGGTCAGAAGTACAAGGAATACAAGCTCCTGCTGTTGCTTCTGGATTTAACTTTTCAAGAAAAGAAAAAATGTTTCATGGTGATAGAGATGGATATGTTTATAACCATGATACAGGAAACACTTTTAATCCTGCAGGAACTTCTGTAAATATTGATGCAGAGTACCAATCACCTGACTATGATTACGGAGACTTTGGAACTTTAAAAACTTTAGATCATGTTAAAGTATCTTTGTTTCCTGAAGGAGATATATCTCCAACACTTAGAGTTCGTTTTGATTTTGATAGTTTAGATAGGCTTCAACCAAACGATGCTAATATTATATCAGCAACACCTTCTGTATTTGGAGACTCTGCAGCAGTTTTTGGTACAAGTAAATTTGGATCACCTGAACAACCTTTAGTTAGATCAACAATAGTAGGAAGCGGACATAGTAACTTTTTTAAAATATTTAGTAATGATTCTAATGCTCCGTATACAATAAACGGATTATATATAAATTATAGACCATCGGGAAGACAATAATCTAAAGAGAGAACTAAATTATGGCTCAAGCATACACACGACAAAGTACAATAGCTGATGGAGATACTATCACTGCTGCACTTTTTAATAACGAATACAATCAACTTTTAAACGCTTTTACTTATCACGCAAGTAGCGACTCAACTTCTGGTCACAGACATGATGGAACGACTGGTGGAGGCGGTAGTATCTCTAAAATAGGTGACTTAGATTTTCTTAATAAAATACAAGCTGATAGTACTAACAATCGTTGGGGAATATTTGTAGAAGTATCTAGTGCAGCCGTAGAGCAAATAAGAATTTCTGATGGTGTAGTATCTCCTGTTACAGACAGTGACGTTGATCTAGGTACAAGTTCTTTATACTTTAAAAATGCTTACATAGATTCTATAACTACTACAGGTAACGTAGCTGTAGGTGGTAACTTAACAGTTACAGGTACTACTGCATTTAACGGTGGTACGTTAACGTTAGGTGATTCAGCTTCTGATAACGTAGTGTTTGGTGCTGACATTAACAGTAATATGATTCCTAACACAGACAGTGCTTATGATCTTGGTAGCTCTTCACAGGAATGGAGAGACTTATACTTAGACGGTACTGCACACATTGATACGCTAGACGTAGATGTAAACGCTACCGTTGCAGGTACACTTGGAGTAACTGGCATTGCTACTTTTACTGATGATATTATTATTGGTGACGGTAAAACTATTGGTTCTGCTTCAGATGTTGACGCTATAACAATAGCAGCTAATGGTCAGCTTACACTTACACAAACTTTAATTGGTACAGCGTTAGACATTAGCGGTGACATTGATGTAGATGGTACAACTAATTTGGATGTAGTCGATATTGACGGAGCTGTAGATATGGCTAGTACGCTTGCGGTTGCAGGAGTACTAACAGGAGCTTCTCTAGATATTTCAGGTGACATTGATATTGATGGTACATCTAACCTTGACATTGTAGACATAGATGGCGCAGTTGATATGGCTACAACACTTGCTGTTGCAGGTAACGTAGACTTTAACGGTGATTTAGATGTTGACGGCACTACAAACCTAGACGTAGTAGACATAGATGGTGCTGTAGATATGGCTTCTACATTAGCAGTTGCAGGTGTTTTAACAGGCGCATCTTTAGATATTAGTGGTGATATAGACATAGACGGTACTTCAAACTTAGACATAGTTGATATTGACGGTGCAGTTGATATGGCTACTACACTTACAGTTGGTGGTGAAATAACAGCAGCTAGTTTAGATATATCAGGTAACGTAGACATTGATGGTACACTTGAAACAGATGCACTATCTTTAAACGGTACAACAGTTACAGCTACTGCAGCAGACATAAATTTAATAGATGGTATAACTAACGGAACAGTTATAGCAAGTAAAGCAATCGTTACAGATGCTAACATAGACATAACTGGTGGTAGAAATATTACTATTAGTGGTGAGTTAGACGCTGCAACCTTAGACATATCAGGTGATGCAGACATAGACGGTACTTTAGAAGCCGATGCTATTACTATTGGCGGTGTAACACTTGCAGAAACTATTAGTGATACTGTAGGTGCTATGGTAACAAGTAATACTGAATCAGGTATTACAGTAGCTTATCAAGAAGCAGACAATACTTTAGACTTTACAATCGGTACGCTTAACCAAGATACAACTGGTACAGCAGCAATAGCTACAACAGTTACTATTACAGATAATGAAAGCACAAACGAAAACAACGCTATTATCTTTACAGCAGGTGGAGACTTAGACGGTGGTAACTTAGGTTTAGAATCAGATGGTGATTTAAAATACAACCCAAGTACAGGAACTCTTTCTGCAACTAACATTTCAGTTAGTGGTACGCTTAGTACTGTAGACTCAGTTACTATGAGTGCTAACAATGCTGTTGTATTTGAAGGTGCTACTGCTGATGCACACGAAACTACACTTACTATTGTAGATGCTACTGCTGATAGAACAATTACTTTACCTAACGTATCAGGTACAGTTCCTGTATTAGCTGCAGCAAGTAATACACAAATTACTTCTACACCTGCAGAACTTAATATCTTAGACGGTGTTACAAGTACTGCTGCAGAGTTAAACATCCTTGATGGTGTTACAAGTACTGCGGCTGAACTTAATGCCTTAGATGGCATCACCGCTGTAGTAGGAGAGCTTAATGCTCTAGACATAGGTAGTACAGCAGTAGGTACGGCAGTAGCTTCTAAAGCAGTCATACTAGATTCTAACAAAGATTACACAGGCATTAGGAACTTAACTATTACAGGTGAGTTAGACGGTGCAACTCTAGATATTTCAGGAGATGCTGATATAGATGGTACTACTAACTTAGATGTCGTAGACATTGATGGTGCGGTAGATATGGCTTCTACACTACAAGTTGATGGAGCAATTACAGCTTCTTCTACAATCAATACAGTAGGCATAACTGGTCCTAAAACAAACTTTGTAGGTAGTATGCTTATCAGTAACGATGCAGGTACAGGTACATTAGATGAAGCTTCTAACAATACAGGTTTTGGTAATGAAGCATTTGATGATCTTACAAGTGGTGATAACAATACAGGTGTAGGCGCACAAGCGTTAGCTAAACTTACAACAGGTTCTAATAATACAGCAATGGGTAACAATTCCCTTGATGCAAATACGACAGGTGCTAGTAATACTGGATTAGGTGCTTTATCTTTATCAGGAAATACGACAGCAAATGACAACACAGCAGTTGGAAGGTCGGCTTTACAAGCAACCACAACAGGCGGTTCAAACACAGCAGTCGGTAGAGACGCTGGATTTACTGCAACAACTGGTTATGATGCAACTTATATTGGACATCACGCTGGTAGACTTAGCAATGTGGCAGGTCTTACTCTAGTTGGCGCATACGCTGGTGATGCCATTACTACTGGTGGTGGTAACACCGCTTTAGGATATTATTCTTTAAGTGCTACTACTACTGGTGCTAATAACACCGCAATTGGTCAAGCTGCTTTAATCGCAAGCACCACAGCATCTAACAATACAGCAGTCGGTAAGGATGCTCTGAATGATAACACCACAGGTGATTCTAATACAGCAGTAGGTTTTAGTGTTTTAGGAGCCAACACCACAGGAGCAGCAAACACAGCCGTAGGACATAATACTTTAAACGCTGCCACCACAGCAAATAACAACACGGCTTTTGGTTATAATGCGTCAACAGCAAACACTACAGGAACTTTAAATGTAGCGATTGGTTCAGAATCTATGGCAGATACTACCACAGGTAGCAATAATACCGCAGTTGGTCAGAATTCTTTACACGCAAACACAACAGGTGGTACAAATACAGCCGTTGGTCAAAATGCTTTACTTACAAACACCACCGCTTCGTTTAACACAGCAGTTGGACACAGTGCCTTAGAAGCTAACACTACAGGTCATACTAATACATCAATCGGTAAAAACTCTTTAGCAGCTAACACAACTGGTGCTAACAACACCGCAGTCGGTAATAATGCTTTATCAACAAATACTACGTCTAACTTAAACTGCGCAGTTGGTCAAGAAGCTATGAAAGTATCTACAGCAGCAGCTAACGCAGCGTTTGGTGCAACAGCTTTCTATGCACTAACAACAGGAACAGAAAATACTGCTCTTGGATATGCTGCAGGATATGCTCAAACAACTGGTTCTTCTAATACTTTTGTTGGATATGGTGCAGGAGATAGTTCTACAACTGGTGCTGTAAATGTATGCATAGGTGCTGTAACTGATTTATCTTCTGTTGACGGTGTTGGTAATATAGTAATTGGAGAACGGCTTACTGGATATGGAAACAATACTGTTAATTTTGGGAGAACAGCAGTAGGTAGAGTTTATAATCAATATGATACTAATAATAGTTGGACTAGAGATTCAGATGAAAGATTAAAAACAAATATACAAAACGATACATTAGGTTTGAATTTTATAAATGATTTAAGAACAGTAACCTTTAACTGGAAACCTAATAATGAAATACCAAAAACTTTACAAGCCTATCAAGAAAAAAATGAAAGAGATACCTCAACTGTAATGCACGGTCTTATAGCGCAAGAAGTTAAAACAGCTTTAGATACCGCAGGTGTAAGTACATTTGGTGGATGGTCTATAGATAATAAAGATGGAACACAAGGTGTATCACAAGAAATGTTTATCCATCCATTAATTAAAGCAGTCCAAGAACTTTCAGCAGAAATAGAAGAATTAAAAAACACTAAATGTAAATGTAACGAGGAATAGATATGGCAGTAACTAAAACAATGACGAAAGCAACACCATCTGAAAAGTCTAGTAAGGCACAGGAATGGAATTTAGAGATGAAATATGAAAACGATAGTGAAGGTGATGCTACTTACTATACTACTACTTTCAGACACAGAGCAGTAGCAGCCGATGGTGATTTTACTGCAGCCGCTAAAGGCACGTTTAACTTAGCCGCTTTGACAGCACTTTGTCCAGTGTCACGTTGGGATGCAGTATTTGCTAGTCAAGTAGATTCAGTAATAACTAATCCTGTAGTACCACCTGTAGCAGACGAATCTTTTAGCGTACCGAGTTAACTCTATGACAACACAAGTGCATACGATGCCTAGTGTTTTCGTAATGGAACACGATGTATCAGAAGATGTAGTAACTAATCTTAACACTTACTTAGATAGTTACTTAAAAGAAAAGAAACGTAAGTCGCTTGCTTCCACATTAGTTGGTCAGATACAACACGGACAGCAATTATTAATGGATCATAACGATGAAAAGGTTTCTGAATTTACTAACTTACTATGTAGTTTGGGTGCTAAATATATTAACCGCTTTTCTCAGGCTACTGGTGCAACTTACAAAACTAACAAGCGTGTAGAAATGGATGAGCTTTGGTCAGTACACAGCTATGAAAGGGATTACAATCCTATACATAGTCACGGTACTAAAACATTAATGGGTATATCTTGTACAACGTGGACTAAAGTACCACAACAAATACTAGATCAACCTACAGCAGGTACTCCAAACTATAACTTGTATAACGCTAGTGGAGACTGTGACGGCTACTTAGCCTTTAGTTATGGTCAACAACACGTTACAGACGTAGAGACTCTAAAGCCTCCACAGAGCTTTGTACTGCAACCTCAAGTAGGTAAGTTGTATCTCTTTCCAAGTTGGTTACAACATATGGTCTATCCTTTTCAAGGTGATGGAGAACGCAGAACAGTAGCAGCTAATTTAAATTGTTGGGATATGCAGGCAGCGTAATATGGATATGGAAACTTGGAACATACTTATAACTTTAGTCATAGCTCCTGTAGTCTATAGTATTCGACAGAACTTTGTAGAGCTTAAAAGAATTGACGTACTCTTAAATAAGACCAGAGAAGAAGTAGCTAAAAACTATGTAACTAAAGATGAAATGGAAAGCAGTATGGATCGTGTGATGCGTATGCTCAGTAAACTGGAAACAAAACTTGATAAGCTTTTTGAAGTTAAAACTAACTAGGAATTAATATGGCGCGTAAAAGATATAAGACTAAAAGGATGGACTATCGCAAAGGTGGTCGAGTTTCTTTAAAACACGGTGGTAAACCTTCTCGTAAAGACTACGGTAGTAAAGATGCTTTTCAATTAGCTTTAGAACAGTGGGAAAATAATCCTGCTCATACTGCAACTGCAACTAATGCTCAAGGTAATACAGCAGAAGATCAAGCTACTAAAGAAAGAACAGCCACTGAAAGAGTACAACGAATAGAACGTACTGGTCCTGTCGTAGAAGACATTACTTTAGGAGATATAGGTACAGGTACTGACGCAGGTATAGCTAGAATTGATCCTGCTGAAGTTGCAAGAATAGGAACTCAAGGAGCAGCAGATAGAGTAGATATAAGAGGAGATAGAAATCTTACAATGGATGCTACTAGTGACGCGTATAAAATGGGTGCGCCTACAGTACAGCCTACAGCTACTAAAGCAACTGGTCCTCAAGTAAACGAAAGAGTTTCTAGTGCTACTGCAGCTCAAGCAGATGCACCTACATCTTTTGATCCTGCTACAATGACAGCAGCTCAAGCAGGACCTATGACCTCAACTACAGGAGCTGTTGGTGAACTATCTCCACAAGCTCTTGCTCAAGTAGAAGAGATACGAACTTTATCAGGAGATAACGTAGCTGCACAAATAAGCGCACAAGCTATAGAAGCTTCTAAAGCTGAGAATGTAGAAGCTGTTATATCTGCAGGAGCTTTTGTTCCTGAAGTTATAGGAGTTGCTGCACAACTTTCACCTACAGTAGCTGCTGAAAAACAAACAAGAACAGCTATAACTGGCACAGCTCCTACTGCTGTTGAAGCTCAAATAATAAACAGTATAGGTTTTGAAGCTGCACAGAGACAGGCAGTAACTGGTACAGCAGCTAAAGGTGATGCAGCTAGTATGCTTGCTCAAACAGCTTCTATTCCTTCTAACATAGCTGCTACTATCGTAGAAGATCCTGCAAGTGTAGAAGCTGCTATAGCTAATGAAGATGTAGAAGTACAAGCAGCTATTGCAGCTTTACCTACAGAAGCTTTAGTTAGTTCTCAAATGGAATCGTTAGTGGGAGGACTTCAAGACGGTCAGATTCCTGTATGGGCTAAACCTGCTGTAGATACTATAGAGCAGAACTTAGCGCAGAGAGGTTTAGGAGTTTCTACAGTAGGTAGAGATGCCTTGTTTAATGCTATTATACAAAGTGCTTTACCAATGGCACAAAGCAACGCACAAGCTTTACAAGCTAGAGCAGCTCAAAATCTTAGTAACGAACAACAAGCTAATATATTAGAAGCTCAACAAGAGCAACAGTTAAGAATGCAAAACTTATCTAATCGTCAAGAAGCAGGCAGTCAAACTGCACAGCTTGCACAGCAGTTAAGAATGCAACAAGGACAGTTTAGACAAGAAGCTACTTTAACTACAGCTCAACAACAACAGCAAACTAAACTACAAAATTTACAGAACTTACAGCAAGCTACTAATGCTAACGCTAGTAATCAACAAGCTTTAAATCTACAAGAACTAGGTATAGAAGCACAGTTAGAGTTAGCTGAATTGCAGATTATGGATTCTACTAACAGAGAAAACATGAGTGCAACTCAACAAGCTAGGTTAACTCAATACAACACTGCTGCTGATTTCATGGCTAAGAATGCTGCCTTTACACAAGAAATGCGTAGAGCTAATCTTACCACAGAGCAACAGATACAACTTGCAAATTTAAGTGCGCAAAA